AGGAGATGCCGCTTTCTTTTTACAGAACCGCTGTGATTCTAACCTTCAACTTGATGAAGGTGGCCCGAAGGCTGGCTACGCTAGATGGTGGCGCCAACACCAAGCACAAGTGCTAGCGTGTCAACAGGTAGGTGCAGTAGATTGCTACACCACGCTCCTGTCAAGCAACTGGGGACGAAATGGTCGTTGTCCATTCACTAGATGTAAACATCCAGTGCCTTACCTACACAATCTGCTTAGACTGCGAACTGGGGCGGGGAGTGGGTTATGCTCCAGAAACTGAGTTCCTCCTTGCCGTTAAGGCCTCAATGCCAGATTACAACATTCCCAAAGCTATGGGTGCTGCGTTCTCTAACAGAGGCACAAGATGATCTTTTACTCCGGTCACAAACAAGTCTTTCCCAACTTTAACAGCTACTCCGTAAAAAGATTTCAGAGCGGCCGCGATCGTGCTATTAGCTGGCTTCTTTGCTGGCTCAGAATGAGCGTTCGAATGAGCCACAACAATCATATCATGAATGTCACGGCGGGGGGTGTTAGCGGCGGTCGGAACCAAAAATGATGGATCAGTATTACTCATCACCACTTCTAAATGGAGAACCGATTCAATGCGAATGATGGCTCCTGGCGTGGCTCCTTCAACGTATACGCACCACCAATTATGGCCTGTAGTGTGCATGTGCTCGAAACCAAGAGGATTAGCAGCAATTGGATCTCCTAAACGATCCGTTCGTCTGTAGAGCTGACACGACTCATCAAGTTTGAGAAAAGGCACTACCCTAGGATTGGTAGTTAAATTTCCAATTAAGTGAGATTCGTGCTTATTCGCCCGAGCGATCTCATTGTGATCGTTGGGGAATGACCAAGCTCCATTCTGAACAGCATCAGTTGTGTCGGATATCACGTCAATGCCATTGACAAAGTGGATTGAGCCTTGTGCGTCATCATATTTAGACTCGCACGACATTCTTAATCCACCACCAACGGTCCTAACGTACATCGCTTCTGCTGGCAACCCTTCATCAAATTGATGTCTAGTAGTTACATTCGCGTTATGCCATGTCACTACTCCAGCAGCTGACATAGCATAGGGTTCGATGTAATGATTGACGTGGGAATTTCTAAAAAGTCCTGCTACGTAACCATTGGCATCGACAACCAAATCTTCTGTTTGCATCAGAGTGAGGGCCACCGAGGGATACATAAATCCATCCGGTACCTTGGCTCCTCTTGCTCCGACGCTGAAAGGACTGAGATTCGCTACTATAAACGGATCCAGCTTTCCAGATTTTTGATTGGGAGCGGATTGTCTCTTCTTGGCGTTATGTTTGTTGCAAGTGGGTGCCCCATTCATCATAGCCCATTTATTGTAAGCTTTGTGCACGGCCACCCCGCAATCCAAATTAACATACGATATAGAAGAAAAGAGAGAGTGCAGCTGGGCGTGTCTCGTCGACCCCATCTTACTATAGCCCCCTCTTATTAACAATTCGTCCTCCTCCTTCCCAAAATTCCACCCTGATTCATAGGCTTCGGAGAGAGATGTGACGCCCACTAACTTCTCAATCTCCTCGGTGTAAGGTATCAACTCAATCAATTCGGACTTGAGTTCAACAGATATATTCTCACACTCGGCCAATTCGGCTTCCATGTCCTTCATGAAGCCCATCTTGAAAAACTCGTCAGAGAGGACACACGGGAACGACTCAATCGTGAAGGTACATTCAATGAATGATTCAATTTCAAACAACATCTCGATTGGTACTTCGTATTCTCGTGCAAACCATTCATAGGAATCAAGTCCTGGATAACAGACGACTCCACCGATAGGTCTGGTCGGGTTCTCACCCCGATTGTCCTTCCTGGCAACTATCCCAAGGTCTTGAGCTGAATCACAGATTGCTCTCAGTAGCTTTCCCCAGACAGGACAGTGACCGAGATTCGGCAGTAGCGATTTTGCCGTACCATAAAGCAGCTCTTGGTGGTGGCGTTTTGTCCAACCGTAATAGTTCACTCCGAGTTTAGATGCTTGCTTGAAACCTTTAAGCATCCACCGGATCTCACCATCAACGGGAATAAAACGGCCAGAGTTAATTGACCCATAGGTTATATCCTGTAGTGGAACGATCTTAAGTTTCATCCCCACACAAGCATACAACTCTTCTATTCTGTCAATGTCTACACTGTGTCGACAGCCAACAAGGTTATCATCCCCGTTCACCATCATCATCACCATTTCTCCGTGCGTCACCCACTCTGTAAGAATCACATTCAACAAACTATTCATCAATGATGTCCACAGATCGCCAGACGCCCTGGCGTGCCCCATCGAAACAGTAACTCCCAGGTCAGACGACAAAGTCTTATTGAGATAATTTCCAAGAACCAGGTCAAAGGAATCAGGCAATCCTATAACCTTGGTCTTAAAAAAGTACCGTTCTAATGAAAGCATGGCGCGCGAAACCGATCCGTCCCACGAAGATACATCCGCCTCGTACATAAAAGAGCAAGTCTCGTCAATCAGTTGTCCATAGGCGCCGAGTGTTTCGCTTGAGGACCCTGAAGTCCAGAACACTTTGTCTCCGCACCACAACTTTTTGAACTGTTCACTCAATTCCGCAAAGTGGGCTATAAATTCGGCTACCATTCTCTCTTTACGGGTAGCAATGACACGTGGTTTGAAATCATCAGGCGTTTTCGCAACATAAGTTTCTAGCTTTGTAAAACTACCATAAATGAGATCAGCCTCGGTCAATGGGACGGCCATCGAATCAAACATCCTCTGTCCTTTCTTCACACCATAACGACTCTTGAGCACTGACTCATGATCGGGGTGGGGGTCTAAGTTGAACGTCGGCATCTTATCAATGTAGTTGCGAGCAAATTTCACGAATTCCTTTTCCTTGGCGTCATCGATTCCTCGCGCCATGGTCATTCGTTTCTGGAAGGCAGCCACCAGGTTTTCCGGACACTTAGTGTTGGGAATAACTAGCGGCGCATGCTCTATAATACATCCAAAAGACTCAATCTCTTTTTCGGGCACTTCACAAGCGGGTCGAAGTGGCGCATCAATTCTAATACGACTGGTGTCATCCTGGATTGGAATCGCGTTTAACTCCCGATTGAAGACTGATTGTTTGATGAGAATTTTAGCAGCAGGCATCACTTGAAGCCTCTTAGTAGGGAATTCTGAGATCCACTCATTGAGAGCGTATCTTTCAGACTTCATGCTACACCGAAGCGAAAACGGCTTGGTCCATGGCCACAACACTGGCACGATCGAACCAACTGCCCTCAGCCAAAATTTTACCGTGTTTCGAAATTTCCGATCGTGGAGCTCTTCTTGGATTTCGTCCGGGGTGTACCCAAACTCTCCAGCCTTCCACGCCAGTCTATTCAACTCACGTTCACGCCAGGTGCCAACCCGGGCGGACATAAAATTTGTGGCTCTCAAGTGAAACTCTTGACTCATTAATGTTTCCAATATCATTGAATCAAGGGTTGGAAATTCATTGTGGAATCGTCGATAATTAGCCTTAACCATTGAAACCAATCTAGCTACGTCAGTTATATCTGCCGCGGCCATTTTTGGTATAATATCAAAGCAAAAATCGGCTACTGAAAAATTCAAATAGCGAAGATGCGGAATCGCAACAGATTCATCAACATCCTCAGCCATCACAAACAACATGCCATTGCTAGCATATGTGACATTCCCAGTCCGGTTCCACAACTTGAACTTCCCCACTACCATGATAGGTGTCTTCCCCACCGTCACTGCAACATCCAAGTCGATATGTTTATCTCCAGGTAGGAGCTCAAATCGACATCCGTTGCGGTGATAGTGGAACTTCAAGGCCCAAGGATTGACCAACAGCTTGTGTGTGTCTTTATCAAATGGATTGTACTCCTCCACCGTTGGAGCATCCTTCTTGACACATTTCTGTTCTGAGTCATTCTTAGGGCCGTACTCTATCTTAACCAATCTTTGAGCAGCTTTGTTGGCGTGCACATTCCTCTTCTTGTTTTGCGCCTTCAGCTTTCTCTTCGACGGTTTCTGTTTGACAACTTCTCGATAAGATTTCTCCAATACGGGTGGAACCGGGTGTGGCTTCAAGAATATTGGATCACAGTCGTCGTCGGACTTGTCCTCCAACAACTGGTTGCCTTCCGCAGAGTTAACTAACGGAGCCTGCCCAGCAGGACTTGGTGAGTGTGCCATTTCAGACACAGCCAGTGCAACTGACTTCTTTATCGCCTCGAATTCGGGCGAAGGGTACTCCACTGTTGAGTCGGATTCACTCTTAGTGGGGTCCACGTACTTGGCGGGTGGAGCCGTTCCGTAATTTTCTTTGTATTCAAAACAATTTAAAGTGGCTCTAGAAACTTCCCAACGGCTTGAATCTAGAGTTTTGCAGTCCCGGGGAGTACTGCTTCGTGCCCTCGTGGAGGTCGAGTGCTTGTCGTTGCTTTCGAGACACCAAGCATCCTGTTCGAGAACAGTATCTTGGGGCGCTACGGCGCGGACAGGGGTCATGAGGTCCAACCCAGCTGCGTCGGGTCTTACAGGTCTTTCCTCACGTCCCCAGCTACCAGACCTAACGTCAGAATCCATAGTTGTAACCATTTGGCTGAGTTCGGGGGGGGGGGGGTGGTTAAAT